CACTAGGCTCTGCAACCTTGTCCTTACTCTTTTTTGGTCTCAAAGTGTTCATGGACGCATACATGCCTGTCACGCATGAGGAGCGGGATCGTTACCCGCTGGGACCGCCAACATTAGGAAGGTTGGATGAGTGGCTTAAATCAGCAGTTTGCTAAACTGCGGGGTGCCGTAAGGTGCCCCGAGGGTTCGAATCCCTCACCTTCCACCAGAGCATTTATATGTAGGGATGGCAGAGCGGCCCATTGCACGGGATTGCAAATCCCGAAAACCGTGAGTTCAAATCTCACTCCCTACTCCAAATTTTAAAGGAGAAAATTGTGGCACATAAGCAACAAGGTATTCTAACACGTAGTCCTCAATGGTGGAAACATCTTAGAGATTGGAAGCGAGTATTCTGGAAATCAGAACGACAAGCACAAAAGAGAAATTTTAACAAAGGAGAATGACATGAAACGAGGTAAACTCTAGTGTCACTCTAAACTTCCGTATGGTTTAGGGTTGGCACGTAAAATCAATTAATACGTACAACCCTTCGAGGTGTTATGGTAGCATACTCGGCTCTTACCCGATGAGGCGTCAGTTCGACTCTGACTGAAGGGACCATATGGAGGTATAACTTAACGGCAAAGTAGTAGGCTTTTAACCTATTAATCAGAGTTCGATTCTCTGTGCCTCTACCATATAAAAACACACTGGTCTACCGCCACCGAGAGGTAGTTAAAGACAATGACAAGCAACAGCCAGTGTGTTTCTATATGGTAAAAAGAATTTGGAGATGTAGGAAAATTGGTAACCCCAGTGGACTGTAAATCCGCCGCCCGAAAGGCACTACTGGTTCGACTCCAGTCATCTCCACCAAGTACATGCGCTAGATTGATATTGCTGTTGAAGTTGATCGCTCAATGGTAGATAGGTTTGATTCCTGTTAGGTGCACCAGGTTATGTAAGGACACTAAATGGCTACAGAAAAATGTTGTCAAACTTGCAAATTCCATTCTACTGGTAATGCATTAGACTTTGACGGAAATCCTATACCAAAAGTTAATGGTGAGTTCTGGACATGGCAAGATTGTACCAAAGGTTGGGGTAAGCCTACCCCAATCGGTGTTCTTAAAAATATGTGCGGGCTATATCAGCCCAAGTAAAAGTTATGTCTAGTTGGAAATGAAAGTATAATAAAGCGAATCACTCTGAACAGGTGTTAGCGAGTACAGTACCGTTAGTTGTCCTGACTGTTCAACCCAAGAGGTGTTAAACCCGTAGATTCAGTTCCTACGCTCTCGCTCAAGGGATGTTGCCATGTCACAGTGGCACTAGACTCCAAGTTTTGTAAGTGTCAGCAAGAGAAAGTCACGCTGTCTAGGTTTCTTCGAAGGACCAAAACAGTAGAAGGCGATGGGTTCGACTCCCACCTGGGCACGTAGTGTCCACGGGCAGAAGGTTGCAAGCTGGACAAGTATTCCAAGTGACGTACCGAGTCCTAGCCCGGGCTTTATGCAAATAGGTGAATGGTGTCAATAACGATGGTGACACAACTTACAAATTCAATAAAATCATATAGGATATTTGTCCTATATAAATAGTTGATGATTAATAATATTACAATTGTCGGTGGAGGAACTGCTGGTTGGTTAGCGGCATTTATCCTAAGTAAAGTTTATAAACACAATGTTACTGTGATTGAATCAAGTAAAATTGGAATTATTGGGGTAGGTGAAGGTGGCACCCATGTATTAGGTTCCTTACTTAATACAGTAAATTCTTTCGGATTCAGTCCAAAAGAATTTATGTTAGCCACTGATGCTACCCCTAAACTAGGAGTTCATCATTTTGAATGGACAAAAAAACACAATGGATATATTCTACCATTGGATCTTTTACCAAATTCAGAATCTGAAGACTTCTTGCAATTTGCTTTAGAAAAAAATATCCCAATTCATGCAATTACTGAATTGGGAATACTCATTAAAAACAACATTGTTCCCATTGCATCAGATGAATCTGGAATTTGGGATACTGCTAATTTTAGTTATCATTTTGATGGAACTAAGGTTGGAATGTATTTTAAAGAAAAATGTTCCGACGTTGTTACTGTTATTGATACAGTAGTAACAGAAGTATTACTGGATGAAAAAGGAAGCATTGATAAACTTAGATTAGAAGATGGTCAATTCAATAAATCAGATTTGTATATTGATTGTACTGGATTTCAAAGATTGTTGATGAATGCATTAGGTACGAAATGGATATCTTATTCTAAGCATTTGTTAATGAATACTGCTATTCCATTTCGTTTAAAACATTATAATATTTTGCCAATGACAACAGCACATGCTTTAAGTTCAGGATGGACGTGGAGCATACCGACAACAGTAAATCAAGGAATGGGTTACGTATATAACGATCAATTTATTTCTTATAGTGATGCTGTGCTAGAGTTAGAAAAAGAATATGGAAAATACGGTGATATTAATATAGTTAAAACTATAAAATTTGATCCAGGTAGATTAGAAAAGGTATGGAATAAAAATGTAGTTGCGCTAGGACTAGCGAGTGCATTCGTAGAACCATTAGAGGCTACTAGCATACACGCAACCGCAATTCAAATAGAAGAATTGGGAAAATATCTTAGTAATGATAATGTTAATAGTGAAGATTACAATAGACATATGACATCCTTATACGATGATATCAAAGACTTCATTGTGCTACACTATTTAGGAAATAAAGAAGATTCAGAATTTTGGAATTATTGTAAAAACACAGATATTGCAACAGACCGAGTAAAAGAAATTTTAGAAATATCAAAAACTCGCATGTTAACTGAAAAAGATGTTCCTAATCCTTTCAACAGTTTAAGTTATCGTGCATGGAATCATGTACTAGCAGGATTAGGAAAGTTTGATAATATCAAACATCAAGTAGATTCAACCGCTGAAGATAGATATAACAAATGGTTACAAGATGTATTGCTGAGAGCAAAATCATATAAAACCTTACAGGAAGTTATTGACCACGGTGGTGATCATTGGTTATTATAAATATGTCTCGGTAGTGTAACGGCAGCATGTCGGTCTCCAAAACCGTTGGTGGGGGTTCAAATCCCTCCCGGGACGCCAATCATTTTATAGTATTGAATTCAGGACCAGCAAGAATAAATGGTTTTTCTTCTGGCACAAACATTGGATCAGACACAAATGTTTTCTTTGTTAGTAGTTCATCTAACACAAATTCAGCAGGCAAACAATAACTACCGGACTCTTTATAAGGTTCAGTTCCTGCTACTTTGTATAGCATTACAAAATTATTTTTACTATCTGCATGTGACATATAGTATTTATATACCCCTGTAGTTTAATGGTAAAACGGCGGATTTATATCCCGTAAGCAACAGATAATTGGTTCATGGGAGTTCGAATCTCCCCGGGGGTACCAAAATGTTTGACAACAATTAGCAAGTGCTATATAATAGATACATGTTGCGCTTGTAGCTCAGTTGGTTAGAGCAGTGGACTCATAATCCATTGGTCGCGGGTTCAAGTCCCTCCGAGCGCACCACTTATAAAAGAGATTATGGACTTATCAAAAGAAGATGCCGACAAGCGTAGTAGTTTACCTTATCCAATGGATTTAGGTAGTCCTGCTTTTGCCCCTATCGATGTTTACAAAGAAAAGGACATAATTTATAATGCTGGTAAACTTCATGCTCAACAAGAGTATGAACGTATCATGGAACAAGTTGAAGTTCTAAAACGTCAGGCTGAAAGTTTGGCACATAGAATGCACGTAAGTGACATGATGCAAAATGTTAGTATCACCTTTAAGCCTGTGCATGGTAAGATTTATTATGTATACTTTGACACAATTAAGAATATTCATTGGGTATCATTGAATCATCCTAACAGCTGGTCAGCACTAGGTATACATCATAAATTTACAACTGCTGTTCAACTAATGGGTGACAGTAATTGGAAAGAAGTAGAGATTTAATGCGGGGTTCGTATAGTGGTAATACCTTAGCCTTCCAAGCTAAAGCGAGGAGTTCGATTCTCCTACCCCGCTCCAAAATATAGGAAATAAAATGAGATTAGAAGGTTTTGTAGAAAAAGGTTGGGGACATGAATTTATCTTTGCAACCAATGATAAGTACTGCGGTAAGTTGTTAAAATTTAATCAAGGTGCAAAATTCAGTATGCATTTCCATCATGTTAAAGATGAAACATGGTATGTGCTAGAAGGTAAATTCAAAGTGATTTGTATCAATACAGCAAATGCTACACAGTATGAACATGAATTGAACGTAGGTGATACATGGCATAACCCTCCTTTATTACCTCATCAAGTTATTTGCATTGAAGAAGGGACAGTAATTGAAGTAAGTACACCGGATAGTGTGAAAGACAATTACAGAGTATTGCCCGGTGACAGTCAAAAGAGATGAAGTTTTTGCGAGTGTGGTGAAATAGGTAGACACAAGAGACTTAAAATCTCTCGCCGCAAGGCGTGCCGGTTCGATTCCGGCCACTCGTACCAAATATGCCCCGGTGGTGAAATTGGTAGACACGCTGGTCTTAGAAGCCAGTGCGAGAGCGTGACGGTTCGAGTCCGTCCTGGGGCACCAATAATAAAACGGTATTATGAATAAAAAATTATTAATCACACTAGGTTGCAGTTGGACATATGGTATCGGAGTGTATACTGACGAGTCTTTGGCTGAATATAAAATAACCAAAGATATTAAAAAATTACACGCTATGAACATACACACTTGTCCGCGTTATTCATGGCCAACTCAACTATCTAAACTTTTAGATTATGATTTAATTAATTTAGCAATACCTGGAGCTAGTCATAGCGGTCAAGTCAAAGCATTGATAAACGGAAAATATGATACAACTTACTTTAGTAAATGGAATGAAGTGCATGTAGTCTTCATGTTAACTGGAAATCAAAGATTTAGTTTTTATAAAGATAAAAACGAAATTGTCGAATACAATCCGGGTAGTTTGAATGGTAGCTGGTTAGAACCGTCTACTAAACTTTTTCTTGAACAGTATGTGCAATTAATAACAGATTCCGGAGTAGAACAAGAAACTATATTTTATGTTAACTGTTTGGCAAATTATTGCCGAGCAAATAACTATAATTTTAATTATTTAAGTTCATGGAATCCGATGCTAGAAACACTTCTACCTAATAGTCTACATGAAAAATTGGGGTGGGGTAAAAATTCTGCAAAATGGAGGATTCAACAAGAGGTCCCGGACAATTTAGATTGGGGAATTAGTTTTTGTGGTCATCCGAATAAAGACGGCTATGCTTTAATAGCTAGAGAATTAGCGAAAGTACTAACATAAAATATGGGGGATTAGCTCAGTTGGGAGAGCGGTTGCTTTGCAAGCAATAGGTCGCAGGTTCGATCCCTGTATCCTCCACCAAATGTCATAAATACAGTATGTTAAGGACATACTATGAAATTAAAAATTTACATCAATGATAAACTATACAAAACAATAAGAGTACAGGGTGATAAGTATGATCCTGCATTCATCTGGCCTGAAATAGAAGCAGACAGAGATTCTGGTTTGTTAAATGGATTTGATTTAAGTCAGGGAATGAAGTTACGTTTTGAAAAAATTGAAAACGAATAACCGCTTGATTAGTTCAGTGGAAGAACGCTACCTCGACACGGTAGAGGTCAAAAGTTCAAATCTTTTATCAAGCACCAACTAAACACAAATAAATATATCGCAGAGTGGAGAAGTAGTATCTCATCAGGCTCATAACCTGGGGACCGGCGGTGCGATTCCGTCCTCTGCAACCAACTAATCATTTAAATGCTTGAATACATTGTAACCTTTTTTGCTATTTTTTTACTGGATGTGGTATACACATACTATTTAAGATGCGTAGCAAATGATAATGTATTAGGAGCAAGTTTTTGGTCAGTAGCATGTTACATTTTAGGAAGTGTAGCAGTTATAAATTATACAACCAACCATTGGTTAATGATTCCGGCAATGGCTGGAGCATTCTTTGGAACATTTGTAGGGATGAAGATTAAAAAGAATAACGGAGTGTAGCGCAGCCTGGTAGCGCATCTGGTTTGGGACCAGAGGGTCCAAGGTTCGAATCCTTGTACTCCGACCAATTTTATAGAAAGAAACTAATGCAAGTAAGAGCAAAACATATTTTAGTAGAATCACTCAGTGATGCAATGGATCTATACATCAAAGTTAAAAACAATGGTGAAGATTTCAGTTCATTGGCACAGGCTCACAGCAAGTGTCCAAGCGGGCAAAATGGCGGCGATCTAGGTGTATTCGGTCGCGGTCAAATGGTTAAGCCATTCGAAGATGCTACGTTTGGGTTAGAGGTAGGTGGGTTAAGTCAACCCGTACAAACTCAGTTTGGTTATCATTTAATTCAAAGGACAGCATAATGACTTGTAGAGGATATGACGCTAAGGCGGTCAAGATTGGTAAACTAACCAAGATTGCTTCATCAACAATTCTTGATCCACATAAACGTGGTGAATTCATTCGTAGTTTTGTAAAAATTGCACAGGGTGAATTACGTACTGGTAACCGAGAAAAGAAATAACTATAATGCCGTATATCAAAGAAGTTTTTGATGTAACAACATTTGAACACGCTAAACACGTTGTTCTTACTAGCGACCCTGACAACCCAATGAAGTTTGAGAATGAAACAAATTTCTTAGTTGATACAATTGCGGAACAAAACATTATTATCAAAGATTCAGTTGTACTAGATTTTGGTTGTGGTATGGGTCGTGTTAGTAAAAAACTGATTGAGAAATTTGATTGTAACATTGTTGGTGTTGACATAAGCAATACTATGCTTACATTTGCAAACATCTATGTATCAAAGCCAAAGAAATTCAAACCTACAAATATGTACAATGTACCAGAATCAATTGACGTAGCAATCAGTACATTTGTATTACAGCATGTACAAGATCCTAAAGCAGAGATTGAATTAATATACACCAATCTTAAAGTAGGTGGTTATCTAATCTTAGTCAATGAGAATAAAAGATTTGTTCCTAGTGATGTTGATGCTAATCGGTATGTAGTTTGGAATGATGATGGCTTTGATATTTTTGGTGAAATCAATAGTAGATTTAAAAAAGTAAATAGTGTACGATACATGAAAACAGAAACAAATGTTGAGTTTTATGTTAAAGAATAATGCATCCTTAACTCAGTTGGTAGAGTGTCGCCTTTACACGGCGAATGTCGGCGGTTCGAGCCCGTCAGGATGTACCAGAATAAGCGGGATTGGTGCTAGTGGTAACACGGGACCTTGCCAAGGTTCAGTTGCGAGTTCGATCCTCGCATCCCGCTCCAAATAACAAAGGATGATATGCCAAGACAAACAAGTGAAGCCGCAGTAAATGCGGTTGGTAGTAGATACGATTTAGTACTTATAGCAAGTCAACGTGTTAGAGAATTGACAGCAGGTCATCGCCCCAAATTAAAAACAGATAATGGTTACGCAGTAACTGCTCTCCGAGAAATCGAAGAAGGTTTGATTACTAGAGAATATCTTAAAAAAATTACAAAAATCGAGAGATAATTGAATTTAGAAACTGATAATACATTAGACAAATATCTTAACCAAGAAGAGGTTAATTTATTTCATAAAAAAGGTGAGCATTACGATTTGTTAAGCACACTTTCAAAACAATATAACGGAGTTAAGTTATATGACATTGGCACTTACAAGGGTCTTAGTGCCCTTGCATTGTCAAGCAATCAAAAAAATCTAGTCATTAGTTATGATATAGGTTATTATGTTACAGTCAAACAACCAATTAACGTAGAATTTCGTATAGGTAATTTCTATCACGACAAAGAGATGCTAAGTAGCCCGTTAATCATGTTTGACATTGATCCTCATGATGGATTACAAGAAAAGAAATTTGTAGAGAATTTAACCAATATAGGTTACAAAGGTACAGTTATCTTTGATGACATACATTTAAATGATGGAATGAAAGACTTCTGGAATTCTATCACACAAGAAAAACATGATTATACACAGTACGGGCATTGGTCTGGTACTGGGATAGTCATATTCAAGTAGGAAGCGTGTCCGAGTGGTTTAAGGAACTGGTCTTGAAAACCAGCGAATGCTAACGTGTTCCGTGAGTTCGAATCTCACCGCTTCCACCAAGACAGTTTACCCAAAAGTCATTGACGGTAAACACAGAATCATATACAATACACGTATTGAATGATTAAATTCTAGGATCGGCACAGCAACAAACTCATTAACTATGGACTGTTAGACACTGTGGTAGTAACTGGAGCAGAGTGCGTAAAAACACCGAGCGTTGAAGGGTGCTATTGAAGCAAGACTAACGAACCAGGTGTGATGGCCCTGGCTAAACAAGCAGTCAACAACGATCCTGCTATCATTTTTTAAAAGGAAAAATATGCCATTTGAGAAAGTATCACCAACGTTAAAAAACCTTGAGTCGGCATTAGCCGGTGAGTCAATGGCTCATATCAAGTATCGCTACTTTGCGAAAATTGCCCGTGAAGAAGGCTTTGAAGAAGTAGCACGACATTTTGAACACACTGCGGTTCAAGAAATTCTACATGCTTGGGGTCACCTAGAATTGTTGATTGGCAAGCCAACAACTAAAGAATGCTTGATGAAAGCAATCGAAGGTGAAACTTATGAATTCACTACAATGTACCCTGGATTTGAAGCGGATGCAAAAGCCGAAGATAATCAAATTGCATTAAACGAATTCAGAAACCAAATCTTGGAAAGTGCCGATCATGCTGAACAGTTTAAAGCTGTGTTAGCGAAAGCAGAGAAACGATTTGCGGCATTGGCTAAAGTTGAAAAACGACATGCCGAAGCATACACACAAGTTTTGGAGAGTTTAGAATGAGCGAACAACATATATGTGTAGTCTGTGGACATATCCACGATGACGAACTAGAAGGTGCATGGAATGAACTTCCAGACACGTATGTCTGCCCTGAATGCGGAGTAGGCAAAGAAGATTTTGAGGTAATTTAATATTTTTAGGATGCTTTCAGCAACTTTAATTTCAATCATAATGAAAAAAGCGCATCCTGTTGCATAACACACACAAGGAAGGAGTACACTATGTCAACATTTGTAGAAGCAGTAGCAAACCAAGAAGCCCGTACCACTAATGGTATGAAGGCACGTAAGTCAACAGCAAATGCCTGCGTTGATTTGTTCTATAACATCGGTGCAAGCCGAGGAAAAAACATCATCCCTGCATTTACTGCGGCGTATGTTGAAAACTCCGATCTGGCATTACGTATTGTCCAATGGGCACGTGATGCACGTGGTGGATCCGGCGAACGTGAATTGTTCCGCCAAGTACTAATTCACTTGGAATTAACTAACCCAGAAGATGCTAGCCGTCTATTGGTTAAGGTTCCTGAATTGGGTCGTTACGATGACTTGCTAGTGTTTAAGACTAAGACTCTTAAGGACCAAGCATTCACTATGTTAGGCGATGCATTGCGTAATCGTAATGGATTGGCTGCAAAGTGGACTCCTCGTAAGGGCGATGTTGCACGTGAAATCCGTGAATTCTTTGGTATGACTCCAAAGCAATATCGTAAGAGCCTTGTTGCGTTGACCAATGTTGTTGAAACACAAATGTGTGCAAACGATTGGGATAACATCAACTACAACCATGTACCATCCGTGGCACATGCACGTTACAAGAAGGCTTTTGGTCGTCATGGTACAACTTATGCAGAATACGTAACTAAGTTGGTTAAGGGTGAGGCTGGTGTTAAGATTAACGCTGGTGCAGTGTTCCCTTACGATGTACTGAAGGGTGCTATCCAAACTTATAGTCGTAGTGCAATGACTAAGACTGAATTGGACGCAATGCAAGCCCAATGGGATGCATTGCCAAACTTCATCGGTGACGCTAACGTGTTGCCAATGGTTGACAGTTCAGGTTCTATGATTTGTAATGCAGGTGGACACAACTCTAAGAGTGGTTTGACTTGTTTGGATGTTGCAATCTCATTGGGATTGTATTTTGCAGACAAGAATACTGGTAAGTTCAAGGATACTTTCTTGACTTTCAGTCGCACTCCGAAGTTGGTTACTCTTAAGGGTAATATCAATCAAAAGATTGACCAAATGAACACTGGTGAAGTCGCCAACACCGATTTGAATCGTGCGTTTGATTTGATCCTTAAGACTGCTGTAGATAACAGTGTTCCTCAAGCAGAAATGCCAGGCACATTGGTAATCTTCAGTGACATGCAATTCGACCAAGGTGTTCATCACGATGACTCCGCAATCGAAATGATAGCACGTAAGTACGAGGCAGCAGGTTACGAACTACCTAAGGTAGTATTCTGGAACTTGAATGCCGCATACGGTAACGCACCAGTTAAGTTTAACAAGGCAGGTGTTGCGCTAGTCTCAGGATTTAGCCCAGCAGTTGCACAAGGTATTCTTTCTGGTAACATGGATGACTTCTCTCCAGAGGCAATCATGTTGAAGACCGTTATGAAGGATCGTTACGATTTAGCGTAAGCTAAATAATAATACCCGGTTTACTCTTTTACGTTATAAAAGAGCGTCCCTTGAACGATAGGAGAGGGGGTACACTAGGATTTGACCTTACGGTCCCGCTTACATGGGATACCGAAAACAATCTAGGGTGAGGTCTAACACCTTCCCAGAAGAAGAAATGTTATGGACAGAGTAACTGCTCAGTCTAGGGCTCATGTGGTGTGAGTAGCTAGACACTTTATATAAGTATACTGTATCAGTACCCTGCCCGATAAGACAGGCTCTACTAAGCGAAAGAGATATCAGTGTGCTTATATAAACACCCTAGATAAACCCTCGCATATACGGATGAGTTTTTACTAACAACTCCATGTTCTTTATATATTAATACTTTTTAGCGCACCTAGGGTGTTACTTTCTGCGCTTGACAATAAACCCAACATCATATATAATACTCTAATGAAGGAGAAAAACATGCCTTGGATTCAAAACGTAGCACTTAGCGATATTAAAAAAGGGTTTCATATTGAACCCGGTCCTAATAATTTGTTAATTCAAATTGTTGACACTGGCATGGAGTTTCCAGAACCAAAATACAAATTCAATAGTGTTCATCAGTTTCAATTCTTAGACTTAGAAGAAAATGATACATGCATTGAACCAGAAATGAAAATCAGTGATGACCAAGCAAAGAGTTTGGTTATCATACTAAAGCAAGCATTGCTTAACCGTAGTAACGTGATTGTTCATTGTGTTGCTGGTGTGTGTCGTAGTGGTGCAGTTTGTGAAGTTGGTGTAATAATGGGTTTCGATGACACAGAAGTTTTTCGTAGTCCTAACTTGCTAGTTAAGCACAAGATGATGAAAGTGTTGGGTTTAACTTATGATGAGAATGAAGCCCACACTATCAATGGTGTAACGTTGGATAGTGGGCTGATTGTGCCTAAAAATTATAAAGGTGATATTTGATGAATAAGCTGAGTGAAGATGGTAAAGTTGCTGTATTGTATAGTCCGGGCTTTGGTGCTGGCTGGTATACAT